AAAGTGCCGCTGCTGGCCGAAGTGGCCAAGATCACCGTGGCGCTTGACCGCCAGCCGATGATGGCAGCGGGCGCGCGGCTGACGCACGGCGAGGTGCGCGGCGGTGCGGACGCGCGCGACATCGAGACAGGCCTTTTGCTGGCCGAGACAACAGTGGTGGTGCGGGCGCGGCCGCCGCTGGATTGAGCGCGCGCCAAAACGAGTTTTAACAACCCCGCCCCGCTTTTGCGGGGTTTTTTGATGGAGACGGCAATGAGTGAAGGCAACGACCGGCAGTTGTGGGTGGCAGCACCGGGGGAAACCCCGACCTATGCCCGCGTGATCCCGCAGCGCGACATGACAATCAGCGACACGCGCGCAACGCAAGACTCTGGGCATAAGAACAGCGGAGGCTTTGACACGGGGCGGGCGAGCAATCGAAGCTTTTCGATCAGCCTCGACTTTGTGTCTGAATGGCCCGACGCGGCGGCGGCCGTGCTTTACAATGCACATAAAGCTGGAACGCCTGTCCTTGCGCAGATTCGCACCAATGGCGCATCTGGTGCTGATGCAGATGCTGTTTGGGAATGTTTGATGCTGCTGACCAGTTTCAATCGGTCAGAACCCAGCGGCGGCGTCTCAACGGGTTCGCTTTCGCTCTTTCCGCGTGAGGCACCGACCGTTGATGAGTTGGTGCCAGCATGACCGTGGCGAACAGCAAGCGCGGCGAGGTCGCTATCAAGCTGGGCGGCGAAGACAAGGTGTTGCGCCCCAGCTTTGAGGCGATGTGCGCGATTGAGGAGCAGCTTGGCTCGATCCTCACGCTGGCGATGCGGGCGGCCCAGCGCGGCAACCCGCTCGACAGCCGCGAACTGTCCATCATCATCACCGAAGGGATGCGCGCTTTTGGCAAGGCCGAAGGCACGCCGGACAAGGACACGAGCGCCCGCAAGGTGCGCGAGCTGATGTATGCGGACGGTGTGGCCAGCTTTGCGGCCCCGGTGATTGTGTTTTTGGGCAACATGATCAAGGGCGGCGCGGCGGATGATGCGCCGGGAAAAGACTAAAGCCCGGCAAAGACGCGGATTTTGAGTATCCGTTTCGCACCATGCTGGGCCACGCTCTGGCGCATCTGGGATGGGCGCCAGAGACCTTTTGGCGCGCCACGCCGCACGAATATCTCGCCGCCAATGAGGCGCAAGTCGATGCCAACGAAGCCCGCGAGCGGGCGATGAGGGAGAGGCGATGACGCAAAGTCAACAACTCAACGTCGTTGTCGATGCCAGCGTGGAGCTGGCCCGCGCCGAGCTGTCGAAGCTGACAGGGCAGCTGGACAAAGCCGCCCGCCGATCTGAGCGAACGCAACGGCAAGTTGAGAAGTCCTTCAAGGGCATGGACAAGGCCGCCGCTCTGGCAAAAACCGCGATTGCCGGTTTTGTGGCGGCCTTTTCGGTTAATGCGATCATCAGCTTTGGCCGCTCTATTCTTCAGTTTTCAGACGATCTGGCCACCGCGGCCGATCAGGCCGGCCTTGGCATCGAGCGCTACCAAACCCTGACAGAAGCGCTGCGCGTCTTGGAGATCAGCGGGGAATCAACGGCCAAGATTTTTGTGCGGCTGCAAGACGCCATCGGGCGGACGTTGACCGGGAGCGCCTCGAAAGAACTAACCGACGCGCTTGACCGGCTGGGGCTTTCACAGCGCATCCTTTCGGGCGAAGTGGCCACGACCGAGCAGGCGTTTGATATCCTCTCTGCCGCCGCCGAGCGCTATTCGACGAAAGCGGAGTTTGCGGCGGACATTGCCGCAGTGGTTGGGCGCAGAAACGGCACCGAATTGGCAGCGGCGTTGAAGGTTGGCGCGGCCGGCCTCAAGGCTCTTGAAGACCAGGTGCGGGCCACTGGCAATGTTATTGATGCTGACCTTGCTGCGCGCTTTGCCGATGCCAACGAGGTGATTGATCAATTCTTCTCCAGCGGGAAGCGCGGCGCCGTGATTTGGGCGGGCGAGATTATTAAGCAGGCCGATGATGTGGCCCTTGTTTATAAAGCGCTGTCCGATGTTTTCACGTCTCTCGGTGGCTCCATCGAGGTAAGCTTTGGCGGCATGACTGACTTTATCGAGCGAGACTTCGACAACGTAACGCGCATAGTGCGGTCGCAGCTGCAAGAAATTGATGCCATCAGCGGCGCTGTTGCAAACAACCCCATTGGGCGGCGGCTGGGGCTTGAGGGCAGCACGCTAACACAAGATTTTGATGGAGCGCTGCGCGCGCGCCAGGCGGAGGCGGCAATCGCGGGCACGGGCATCGACCTGCTCGCCCCGCTGAGTGAAAGCGGCGTTGATCGGGGCGGGCCGGGCGCAGCGCCATCATCCACGCGCCCACCGCCCAGAAGCGGCGGCGGCGGGGCTGTCAGCGGGCGAGCCGGGGCTGCGGCGCCGACGATCAACGATCCGCGCACCGGGGGCTTTGGCAGCATCGATGATGCGCAGGCGGTGCCGCTGCAGGGATCGCTTTTGGCAGCGATAGAGCTTGAGGAAATCACGGCGCGGCTTGAAAAGGACTTCATCGACCTCTCGCAGGTTGACATCATCAACCCGGAAGCCGTGCGCCGCGCGGAGGAATTTGGCCAAAACCTTTCCCGAAATCTCGCCTTCGCGGTGGTGCAGGGGCAAAACATTGGTGATGCGCTGGTGAACAGTTTTAAGGCGGCGGCGGCGGAAGCGCTGGCCTCGGGGCTGTTATCGATCCTCACTGGCGGCGGCGGCGGCGGCGGCGGCGCAGGCGCTGGTTTTCTCGGTAGCGTGTTTGGCGGTTTCTTTGCCGATGGCGGGCGGCCACCGATGGGCAGGGTTTCGGTGGTGGGTGAGCGCGGGCCTGAACTTTTTGTTCCGGACTCCGCTGGCACGATCATCCCGAACGGGGGCTTTGGCGGCGCCACCACCATCATCAATGATTTGCGAGGAGCGATTGTGCAGGAAGACCTTTACCGGCGCATTGAGGATGGCAACCGGCGCGCGGCGATGGCGGGCGCGCAGGGCGGCGCGCAAATGGCGGCGGCGCAGAGCGCCCGCACTCGGCGACGGAGCCTCTGATGGCGGCGGTCCCGATCCCCGAGTTTACCGGTTATGCGCGGGCGAAGCCTCGATTCATGAACTTCGGTTTGACGCAGACTCCGCAGGGCGGGCTGGGGGCTGTGGGCACCCGGCTTGACCGGCTGGGCTCGCGCTGGGCGCTTGATGTATCTTTGCCGATCATGCCTGAAGGCACCGAGCTGCGCGCACTTCTGGTGGCGCTGGTCGAGGCGAGCAGCTTGGGCGCCAGCTATAGCTGGCCGCTGTCTGGGCTTATTGTCGGCACGCCCGGCACGCCGCTGGTGAACGGCGCTAATCAGTCAGGTGAATCGTTGATCCTTGATGGCATGACGCCTGCCTATGTTGTGCAGAAAGGGCAGTTCTTTTCGATCTTCACGGGAGGGCGGCGATATCTCCACATGGTGCGAGCAGCAGCGACTGTGAGCGGTGCTGGGGCCGTCACACTCTCGATTGCGCCGATGATGCGCGTGCGACCAGCCAACAATGCGGCCGTTAATTTTGTTTCGCCGGTGATTGAGGGCCTTTTGGTTAGCGATGTGGCGTGGGATTTGGACCGAACGCCGAATGTGCCGCTTAGCTTCAGCATCGAGGAAGCGCAATGAGCGCGCTTTCACCCGGCCTTGACGCAGCGCTGGCGGCGGACCGGGCGCTGGTATTTGGCGCTGTTGAAATCTTGTTGCCCGGCTATGCGCTGCGGCTGCTTGATGGCGCTGGCGAGCTTGTGATTGGCGGCAACCTCTATCGCGGGCGAGATGCAACTTATGGCGTGCTGTCGGCTGTTTCGGCCTTGTCTGATGGCAGCGGCGATCAGGTGCCGAGCCTGAATATCACTTTGACCCCGCCCGATAATACGGCGGCCGGAACGCTGGTGGGCGCGGCGGTGCAGGGCAGCCTTGTCACGGTGTGGCTTGGCGCCATCAACCGCGCCACCGGGCTTGTGATTGCCGACCCGTATTTGGTTTATATTGGCGAGATTGATGTGCCTGTGATCCGCGCCGGCGACGATGGCCGCACGGTTGAATATGAGGTTGTTTCGGTGATGGAGCGGCTGTTTAGCGAAGATGAAGGGCAGCGGCTTTCCAGCGGTTTTCATCAAAGCGTTTGGCCGGGAGAGACCGGCTTTGCCGATGTGACCGGCGTTGAAAATACGGTTTATTGGGGCGTTGAGCCGCCGCCTCGGCCTGTTGTTTCGGGCAGCTTTGGCGGCGGCGGCGGAAGCGCATCGGATCAATTCGGATGAGCCGGGCCTTCATCAACGCTGTGGTGCGCCGCGTGGCGCTTACACAAAAGACGGCAGATCGCTTTTTAGGCAAGCCCTTCGCTTGGGGCCGCGCCGACTGCGCGCGAATGCTTGCGGTTCATTTGCGGGCCTTTGGTCACAATGTGGGGCTGGCGAAGGCGGGCAGCTATTCGAGCGCGCTCGGCGCCAAGCGTGCGCTGGTGCGCTTTGATGTGACGTCGCTGGCGGAAGCGATGGACCGCGCTGGCTTTGATCGCATCCCGCCCGCTGCGGCTGTTGTGGGCGATGTTGTGGAATTGCCAGGCGATGGCGGCTTTGCGGCGATGACAGTGGCGCTGGGCAATGGCCGGGTGCTGGGCTGGCATGAAGACCAACCGGGATGCGCGGTGCTGCAACCATCCGCCTATTCGGCGGCTTGGCGCGTGGTGAAGGCATGAGCAAGGTTTTGCGTGTGGCGGCGGTTGTGGTGGGCGCGACGGCGCTGCTTGTCGCCAGTGGCGGTCTCGCCGCTGTTGGCATTGGCACCGGGGCAACCGCAGGCACGGCCGCGACGGCCACTGCGGCGGCAACGGCGGGCACGGCGGCAAGCCTTGGCGGGTTGACAGCATCGACGCTCACGCTGATTTCAGGCGGGCTGTCTGTGGCGGCGAACCTGACCGCGAAGCGACCCAGCACCGGCGGGAGCGCCACGCAATTCAAGGCCGATCCGGGCGCGGCGATTCCATATATGATGGGCCGCACCTTCAACGCCGGCAATATCATTTACCGACGCACTCACAACACTGTTGGCTATCGCCTGCCCGATTTGCAGTCGTTTGTCGTGGTGCTTTCTGGCGGCGGGCCGGTGGAGCAAATTGAGCGGTTCACGAGCGACGGCGCGACAGTCACCTTCAACGCGAGCGGCAACGCCGTTGGCGGCTTTGCGAGCTGGATGTTTCAACGCACGCAGCTGGGGGCCGCGCCGCAAACAACCGCGCTCACCGTCGGCACGGGCGGCATAACCACCAGCGCCCCGCCGGGCTGGAACGCTGCAAGCAAATTGTCGGGCTTTGCCGCCGCGCTTTGGACCGTGCGCTATGATCTGAAAAGCAAGATTTTCAGCCAGGGCTTGCCGAAGCCCGGCTGGGTGGTGCGCGGTGTGCGCTGCTATGATCCGCGCCTCGATAGCACTTATCCGGGGGGAAGCGGCGCGTGCCGGGCGCTCAATGAGGCAACCTATGTTTACACCGAAAATCCTTATCTCCACGGGCTGACATTTGCGCTGGGCCGCTATCAAAACGGCAAGCGTGTGCTGGGGGTTGGCGCACCGTTGGTGGGCATTGATGTGGCGGCGTTTGTCGAGGGCGCCAATGTTGCTGACGAAAACGAATGGAAAGTCGGCGGGCTCATTTATTCAACTGATAACAAGTGGCAGGCGCTCAAAACCATTTTGCAGGCTGGCGGCGGCGAGCCGATTCACCTTGGCGCGAAGCTTTCGTGCATCGTCAACGCACCAAAGGTGACGCTGGCGACCTTGAGCGAAGCCGATCTCGCAGACGGCGAGCGCAGCGTGATTGGCACGCAGCCCCGCCGCGACCGCATTAACCGTATTATTCCGCGCTATCGTTCTGAAGCGCATGGCTGGCAGATCATCCCGGCAGCGCCGGTGGTGGTGGCGGCGCATGTCACGGCAGACGGCGGCGAGCGCACCAAAGAAGTAACCTATCCGCTGGTGCAGCAGCTCAAGCAGCTTGCCGAGCTGGCGCGTTATGACATTGAAAACGCCCGCGAGTATGGCCCCATTGTTTTACCGCTCAAACTGCGCGGCCTTGGCTACAAGCCCGGCGATCAGCTGGTGATCAACCTGCCCGAAATCGGCTTGAACAATCAGGCTGTGCTGGTGACAAATCGCGAGCTTGATGTTGAGACCGGCACGGTGACGCTGATTGCGCGCAGCGAGAACACCGGCAAGCACGCTTTTGCGCTGGGACAAACGACCACAGCGCCGCCCACGCCTTCGCTCACAGCGCCGCCAGCGCCGCCAGCGCCGCCCTCGGGCGCGTGGGCGGTTGCAGCGTCTGGGCTGTCGAGCGGCGCGAACGTCACCCCCATTTTTCGTGTTGACGGCGCGACAGGCGTTGATCCGGTTGATGCGGTGGTTTTCGAATATCGGGTGACCGACGTTGGCAACGGGCCTGATGATGGCTGGATTTTGGCCGGGCTCGATCCGCCTTCGGTCGTGAGCAAGATTATCAGCCCAGTGTTGTCTGCCACGTCCTATCAGATTGCTGTTTCTTATCGGCTTGGCACGGTAATCGGCAGCCGCCTGATTTTGGGGCCGCAAACCTCTGCCACTGCCGGCACCGATTGGAACGGAGTGACCGGCGGAGGGCGCCCGGAAAACGGCGCTGTGACCGGCGACAATTTGCAAATCAATTCGCGGATGGAGGCCGGACTGGACGGCTATAACGCTGCTGGCTTCGCGATGGCGCGGGTGGAGGGCATCAACAACCCGCCGCAAAAATGGGTGCTGCAAAGCACGGCGGCGAGCAACGCCAACGAGTTTCAGTTCCCGCGCTTTCCTGTTGTGGGCGGGCGCAAGATTTATATTTCGCTGCAGGTGATGCGCACCGCCGCGCTCACCGATTTGCGGATTTCGGCCAATGAGTTTCGCGCGGACACTGGCGCGGGCATCGGCCCGGTGGGCGGCACGCAGGTGATCATTCCCACTGCAACCGGCGTTTGGCAGCGCTTTGAATATGAGGGCACGCTATCGGGCGGGGCAGGCTTTATGCAGCCGTCTATCCGCTTGCTGGCGGGCAACGGCGGCACGGTGCAGGTGGCGGCGCTCACCGTCTCTTACGCGCAGCCGGGTGCGGACACGACGGCGACGAATCAGACGCTGCTGCATATCCCGAACGATCAGATTATTCAGGCGAACAGCGCTGGCTCTGTTTTGGCGGGGCAGTTGCCGCGGCCGCTCAAGGCATCGTTCTTTCTTGGCGGGGCTGATGTTTCGAGTGGCACGACGTGGAGCCTTGATGTGGCGGCGGCTGTGGCGACCATCTCAACGACCGGGCAGATTTCGCTTTTGGCGCAGCCAGCGAGCGGGCGCATCAAGGTGACGGGTGTTCGCAGCGGTGTGACGCTCACGGGCACGTTTTTGGTGGCCACCAATGTTGCCGCCGTGCCGGGAACACCAAGCGGCGGCGGCACGGCGCAAACATTTAGCAGCTTTACCTCGACGAACAGCACGAGCTTTGTGCAAGTGGGTGCAGAGCAGACGGTTTCGACCGGCTCGGTGGGCACGCTCACCGCCACCGGCTCGCTCGGATTTTCGGCGGTTTTACCCGATAATCAATTCGCGCGGGCTGAGCTGAAATGGCAGTATCGCACGCCGGCGGGCAGCGGCACCTGGACGGACTTTGGCACCGGTATCCGCGAGAGCGATGCGGCCTTTGGCGGGGTGTTTGGCGACCCAGAGCAAGAGCCGCAGCCGTCTTACCCTGGCACGATTCCCGCCAATCAGACCAGCACGGGGCCAGCGGCAAGCACCTCCTACGGGGTGCGGCTTGTGGCGCGCTCGCTCGATGCGCGCACTATCCAGATGTTTGGTAGCGCGACGGTGGCGGGCTCATGATCGCACTTCGCAACAGCGTGACCGGCGAGCTGGCGATTGTAGACAGCGCGGCCGGATATGACGCCGATTGGACCGTGGCGGCAGACCCTGCGCCCGCGCAGCCGTTCATGTGGGATGATGTGGCAGGCGAACTTGTGCCTGATCTGGCGGCGGCGCGGGCTACGCAGCGAGAGCTAATCAACGCCGCGCGCGATACGGCGCAGGACGGCGGGGCAGACACGCCGAGCGGGCGCTTTGATAGTGCGCCACGCAGCCGCGAGTTTTTGAACGGCGCAGTCACCAACGCGCTGCTGTCGCAACTGGCAGAGGTGGCGTTCTCAATCGACTGGACCCGCGCCGACAACACGCCGGTGACGATGAGCGCAGCGCAGACCATCGCCGCCGGGCAAGCCGTGGCGGGCTGGGTGGACGCGGTGCATCAGCGCGGCGTGGTGCTGAAAGCTCGCATCGATGCCGCCGAAACGCTGGCGGCCATCCGCGCTGTGGTGTGGACGTTGAGCGACCCTGACTGAGACGATTTTCAACCAAGGAGAGTGATGATGATGGATCTGATTGCGATTGTTTTGGCGCTGGCTTTTGCCGTGTTCATTGGCTTTCAGCTGGCGCGCAAGAAGCCGCCGATTTCGGGCGAGGGCCGGTTGCCGGGCGGCGGGCGTGACGACAACGACGCGAACGGATGATCGGTGCGGGTTGGCGCTATGATTAATTGGCGAGGGGTGCAGCGGCGGCTGGGTGTGCCAGCCGATGGTGTGCCCGGCCCCATGACCTTTGCGGCGCTTCTGCGCGAGATGGGCGCGGGGCGGCTGGCTGTGCCGCTGGCGGCGGGGATGGCGCGCGAGCTGGGGATGGCGGGCATTCTTGAGACGCGGATGCGCCTTGTGCACTGGCTTGGCCAGAACGCGCATGAAAGCGCCGGCTTCACCCGGCTTGAGGAGAGCCTTAATTACACCAGCGCGGCGCGGATTAAGGCGGTTTGGCCCAGCCGATTCCGCAATATTTCGAAAGCGCAGGCGCTGGTGCGCAACCCTGAGATGTTGGCCGAGGAGGTTTATGGGCGGCGGATGGGCAACATCGTGCCCGGCTGGGGCTGGCATTATCGAGGGCGCGGGCTGAAGATGATCACGGGCGCCAATAATTATCGATGGATGCAGCAGATCACTGGCCTGCCGGTATTTGAGCAGCCGGACTTGGCGGCGCGGCCTGATGTGGCTGTGCAGCTATCGGCGCGCTATTGGCGGCATGTGGGCTGCTCTGAATGGGCGGACCGAGACAATGTGCGCGCGCTATCGAACCTGATTAACCGGGGCAATGCGCGCGCGCGGCAAAGCCCCATCGGGCTGGCGGACAGGGCGCGGCGGACCGAACAGGCCCGCGCGCTGATCGGAGTTTGAAGATGAGCGGTGCGCGGCGGCTTTTGGTGGGCCTGACGACGGCCAAGGACGGCAAGACGCCGAACGTGATCAGGATTTGGGGGCTGTGCTTCGCTGTGCTTGATCTGGCGATGAGCGCCAGCTTTTTGGCGCTGGTTTGGATGGCGGCTGCGGGCGGTGTTTCGATGGGCTTTGACTTGATGGGCGCGGCGCAAGGGTTTGCGCTTTTGATGGCGGCGCAATGGGGCGGGCTTGCCGCCTTTGCCGCGGCGCTGCGCTGGCAGGTCGGCGCGACGGCGGGCAATGACTGGCCACACTTGGGCAGTGGCGGCTATTCGATGCCCATGGACTTTGGTGGGGCGGGCGGCGGCTGGGCGGGCGGCGGCGGGGCGGGCGGCTTTGGGGGCGGCGGGCGATGGTGATGGCTTGGCTGGCCGTTGTGCCGCGATGGGCATGGGCGGCGGCTGGCGGGGCGCTGGCGGCCTTTGCGCTGATATGGGCGGCCTGGGCATGGCACAGCGGCGAGGTGGACGCGGCGCGGCTGGCCGGGGCAGCGGCGCAGAAGGAGATTGATACGGCGGCTTTTGAGCAGGCGGCGGCTGACGCGGCGCGCTTGCAGGCGGCCGATGTGGCGCGGGTGAGGGCGGCGGATGCTGCTGTGGCGAAGAGGACCGAGAATGATTTGCGTGTTGAGATTGATGAGCTGCGCCGCACTGCTGGCGATTTGCGGATGCGCTGGCAAGCCGCTCGCGCCGATTCCCGTGGCACCAGCGGTGGTGGTGTGCCCGGCATTGCCAGTACTGCCGCCATCGCTGCGGACAGGGCCTGCGCGGCCAGCGGGGGGCTATCTTTCGACACTGCCATTGCCGCCCTTGAAGACGCCGAAAGCGACGCAGCCTTAGTGCGCGGGTGGCAGGCATGGTGGGCGGGGCTTGAGACTGTTGAGAGGGAGTGAATGATGACGAGGGGTGAGATTGAGGGCGTTGCGTTGAACTACATTGTAGCACGGCAGGGCTCGACCGCGGCCAAAGAGATCATCGTGTCGGGCTGAGTCGGCGAGCAGAGACGGCGAGGGCGGCGGGGCTTCGGCCTCGCCGCCCTTTTTTTGCGCGTGTTGCGCGGACAGAGGGCCTGAGGAAGAGGGGGGCGGGTCAAAACCTCACACAAAACACCCCGCGAGAC